GAAGCTCACCTTGAAAAAATTTAACAAGTTCTCTACCGAGCTTCGACATTAACGTACGGAAATCCTGTAGTTATCCTAGCGCCAGTTTGCATAGAAGTACAAACGATCAGATCGCGAAATATCAGGAGGTCCAGGTATAGCTTGAATAAACTCAGCCCCGCTACGTTCAAAGCGATACCGAGCTGCCACGGGGTCTCTGTAGTTAGGAACGTAAAGCATATGCGCTAAACGATCACACTCATACAGATAATTTTCCCGCCAAATGCGAGCAGTTTCCCGCTTATCTTGAATATTAATTGAACGACTAACGTCACCCAAAATCGTTTCTTGGCGGCTAGTTGCCCGCCCCGTGGCAAGTTCAGTTAATCTCTCAGCTTCCTCACATCGCTCAATTTGCTGGACAATTTTATCGTAATAAAATTCACTGGGAATACTATTACACGCTTCCATTAACCTAGCGTAATCGCCAGCCGGAACAGTAGCAATATTATATCCTAAGTGATACGCCGTACGACTAAAGTTAAAATCATCAAGTCTATAACCAAAAACCTGAGCCGGATTACGCGTTAGCTGATTAATCGCAGCATAAACTACTTCGCGCTTAGTAGCGTCCGTAGTATCAGGTTGAAAAACAACACCCTGCTGAGCTAGGTAACTTTGAATTTGTTCTAGCTCTTGCGTGCTTAACTGTGCCACGGGTGTTGTTATCCTCTTTTTTTATTCTAAATTACTTAAAAACTATTCGACATAAACGTGATCGCCATCTAAAACTTCGTCCCAATTGATGTTTTTAATGGACTTCAATTGATCAAGTTTGGTAAAGCGCTCACCCGGTTGAGCTTGTTGCAGCTCTTTAATCTCAGTTGCGGTCTTCATTCCTACTCCTTTAAGAACCTGCGTTAAAAGCTGCGGCGTGGCGCTGTTGATGTTGATGCGGGTGAATGCTTGCACCTCCGGCTTAACTACCTGCCGACCACGGCGTTGCTTAACGTGTTTTTCGCTTTCCTTGGTTTCTGTAACTTTTTCATCGATTTGGTTCTTATGGGCAAAGAAAACTTTACCTGTCGTCAAAGAACGTACCATGAAGTATTCGCCTTCATCATGTGAACTAACAACTTCTACTTTCACACCGTTGGGGGTGTAAGTAAATTCTTTGATTTCGGCGACAGTCATTATGCGGACAGTATCTATCGTTAGTTTACCTACTTTATACTGAAAACAGCAACCGATTAAAAATGCCAACAATTCCTGGTTTTAAATTAGCGGGAAGATTTCTCAAGTATGTTCCGTTCGCAGGAGATATAGCAGTTGGTGTAAAAGAACTGTATGACCGTGACGAAGCAAGTGCGGCGCAGAGAATTTTAAATGCCTTGATTATTGGAGGAGGAGGAGCTGCTGCTAGTGCGGCCACGGGTGGTTTGGATTTTATTCCCGCAGTCGTCGGAAATTTTGCTGATACTCCCCTAGAAAACTTTAATCCCGAAACAATTTTGAGACGGTTAGCTTACAAACTTGGACAAGGTAAAGATCCAGGAACTACAACAGGACAACAAATAGAACGTATTCGAGAGTGGAGCAAAAACAAATCGAGAGAGCGCGGACCTGAATACGAAAAAGTGCCTCTCATGTTCTAATAAAAAAGCCCCTCCGAAGAGGGGCGACCTTCTGTTCAAGGCGAAAAAAATAAAAATGCTGTCTTAAACGAAAACATTGTAGAACAGTTGAGAAAACACAGAGAAGAAGATTTAAGCTATGACAAATTAAGTAAAATTTATAAAATATCGAAAGCAACAGTAGCTCAAATAATTACTATAAAAACTTGGACGCACATATAAAAAAACCTCTCCCGAAAGAGAGGTTTATATATTTTCCGCAGTATTTACTGAGGAATTGTCGAAGTGTACACACTCGATTCCACAAGGCCGCCGGGTTGCAGGGCCAGATCGTCGCGCTTGGGCGCTTCGTCCGGAACAATCCAGCAAACTTCGCAGATACCAAGAGCTTTGTTCTTGCCAGCCAGTTTGCCAGACTGAGCGCGGGGATCATAGACACCCGAAGCCAGAGTCAAACCGGAAGCAACAACGCCGCCCAGGTTGCGAGTAGCGAACAGTTTCCAAGTGGTGTCTGCAGTCAGAGCAGACAAGTTGTTGGAGTTGATGATGTTGACCGAGTTGAACGTACCGTTTTCAATACGGCTGCTCGCACCAGTAACCGAAACACCAAACTTACCGGAGACCACGGTGCCATCAGCACGCAGACCTTGATCCATTGCGGGAACAAGGGTCAGCTGAGGCGTGGCCGAACCACCACCAACACCGCTGCTGATCACGTCGCCGCCGTCGACACGGAGTGAAGTCCGGTAAACGTAAGCACCCGAAGGAACGGTAATACCGTCCGTGATGTCAGCCCGAATATCTTTGTGATAATCAGGGGAAGGGATGATGACGTTGGTGCTGCTGAACGAACCGTTGGAACCGTTCAGACCAGAACCATAAGGTTGAGTGTAATACTCAAGCTGGTTAACGCTACCCAGAGCCTGATAAGACAGGTCGACGTAGCCGATAGCCTGCTGAGCAATCCAACCGGGCTGGAAAATAACACCAACAGGACCGCCAACAGGCTGGCTGGTCAGAGTTTCCGAAGTACCGTTCTCGTTCAGATAAACGACGGACTTCTCTTCGTGCCAATAACGAAGAACATTGGTGTAGTTACCAGGATAAATCTTGGCAACCGAGATTTGTGCGGGATTAACAGTCATGATTAATTACCTCCTCAAGCGTTGAATGAGTAGGCAATGGTGGCGAAATCAGCGTTCAGAAGTTCGAAACCTGCGTACAGGCTCCAAATCATCATGATAAAACGGCTGAAATCGTCATTGTTGTTGAGCAGCACTTGGGCGTTGTTACCGCCGATGCCGACACCAACAGACTGCGGACCGAAGAACATGCCGATAGCGGATTCGTACGAGGACGAAGTACCGCCAATGGTGGCAGTCTGAGACTGCGAAGGCATGTTGGTCGATTCGAAGAAGCGAACACCTTCGAACACGAAACCGGTCGGCATGATCGGCTCACCAGCCACGAAGGTGGCTTGGCCGAAGCCCTGACCCATGTAGATGGCAGCGTTGGGCTGCATCGAAGACATCAGGGGGTTGATCTGACCATTGCCGGGATAACGAGCAACTTCACGGAAGTCGCTGTTTTGGCGCAGGTGCATCAGGAAAGTGGGATCGCAAACGCAGCGATAGAAACCATCCTGATAGGTAGGAGTGTTCCGCTTACGCAGGCTCTTCACCACACGCAGCAGGTCATCCTTAACGTCAAACTTAGCTTGCTCGGCGTTTGCGTAGGTGAGGCTACCGACGGCAAGATCACCGGGGTAGTAGTAACCACCTTGGCTGTCCGAAGACTTACCCTTGGAAACAGCTTTCAGGAGTTCGTTGATGAACACCCGATCGCGCCAACGACGATAGTCGTCGAGCAAAGTCAGAGAACCAATCGACTGGTGGAAAGCGGTAAGATTACCGGTATCCAGCAGCAGACGCTGAGCGGTGATCAGGGTCTCACGAGCAATCTTGAAGGTGCTCGGCTGAGTGGGATCACTCGGGTCAGCAGGACCGGTGTACTCGCGAAGGGTCACGAGAACTTTGTCCTTAACAATATTTCGGCTGTTGGCAGTACCGATGGTCTGCTCAGCAGTGCGCTCCCGAGACTCCTTAGAGCCGGGGTTGCCCCAAAAACGATAACGGTCAAGCTGAACGGTTTGGCCGGGTTGTTTGCTACCTGTAATGCTTTAATAAGCACCGAGAGGCTCTTTATCCTCACGTAACATCAACTTAAGGACGTTGATGAGTAGACTATATCTTCACCCACAGCAGGATTGTCCTCTGTTTGGGTGCTCCGCACTCGTGTCACCTTATCGGCTTCTACAACAAATTTGTTGCGGTCAGCCTCGCTCCATTTTGACTTTCCTCGATTAGTTCGAGTGTCATAATGAAGGTCAAATTTGTATTGCATAGCTTTACACCCGTAAGGCTTAAGTGCTTCTACAAAGTACCTAGCGTTTGTCCCATTAGCGCGAAGATTCCATAAATTTGGACTCTTTTTCGCGGAGGGTACGCGAGGAGTTAAAGAAGCTCCTGTAAGACTTTCTATCCAATCTGATACTGTTAAAGCAGTATCATAAGGGACGTATAAGGCTAGCTCTACAATGCGTTCCCTAACATAGGGTTCTCCTGTTTGCGTGGATTTACCGCGCTTGCGCAGGTGTAAGCTTCCGTCGTCCATGTAAAGAACGGCAAGCCCTTCTAAACCGATATCTCTGAGGAAAGTAGCTGTAAAAACTTTTTTCCCTTGAGGATACAGTTCCCTATAAATAGGTAGTAACAGCTCGTTCTGGTTAGACCACCATTGACAAGAAGAAAAAGTTCCAGTCTGGCAGTCAGACTCTCGATCTTTTATGGGTTGTTTAATACCCAGAATTCGGTTTAAGCGCCCCACTTTCCAGCGAAGAAACTCAAACTGTTTTCTTGAGTGAGCGATGTGGAGACTAGGGTAAGTAGTCACCCGCCGTAAATGGCCATCACCCAAACAAACTCCTTTTAAAAAGGAGCGATCGCTACGAGAAAGCATTTGAGCAGTGTTAGTCGTTGAACCTTCCAACCATTTCTGGTTGGCTTGGCTGCTGATTGGCCTCCCTTTCGGGTCCGGCTTTCCAGCAATTCACGGAGTTTAACCTAAAGGCTTTCACCTAAAGGGACTCTAGACGTATGAGTCCAAGTCATGCACCACAACCGGCTCTGCAGCCATCTCTACAACGTACGCAGGATGCGGACGGTAGAGTTCTGCGCCGAGCAGCTTCGGAAAATCATTGTCGACGAACAAAGCGTCAACCTCCGAAAAACTACATACTTAATTTAACGAAAAAACACTTGTATGAACACTTTCTTGTCGCATTTTTAGCGTTTAACCTTTCTGATTGCTGGAGTTAACAGACGCACTAAATGTCCTGACAATGTTACGTACACCTTCAGAACCTTGGAAGTACACCGAACCTAAGTTTGAAACGTAGCGCGTTGATCCGCCACGGTAAATGGTGCGGATTACAGCTGACATTAAACCAGGAACTTGAGCCCTAGTGGCTTCAGTATATGTACGGCAATAGACCGGAGGGTTGTAGGTCCAATCAGCTCGTGTAGCAACACCTGAACTAACAGCCGTCGTAAGCAGACCACCTTCATAACGACCGTGAGTAACCCCACCTCCTGTAATACCCTCAGCAACCGTATTAGAATCTGGTGTTTTATAAGGAGAATATCCTTGATTATCTGGCGCAACACCTCCGAAATACGTGTAAGGCAGAGTTTGTCGAACACCAAAATTTGAACTAAACGAAGTTTGAACTTTGGCGTATGCGATTGTTGAAAAACCTAAAGGTCTGTATCCTTCCTCAGCGCTAAGAGCCCCACTTGGTTGATATGCAACACCAGGAGTGTAGTCAATCCAGTAACCAGAGACAATCTGAGGAGCAGCTCTAAAGGCGGTGCTCTTATACCACTGGGTACTATTTACTGTCGCTACTACAGCAGAACCGCCCATATTCGCATGGACAGCACAGTAATAATACAGAAGAGAGGGTGCTGAATCGGCAACAACAATTTGTGTGTAACTATTAGGCGTCCCTGGCGTCCCATTAGTTGTTACTCCGACTGTATACTGAACTCCACCGTTGTGAGTTCCGTTAGAGGTCGTGGAAAATCGAAAAGGATGTCCCGCGTTTGATGGATCAGATTGATCAAGAATAAAAGTCTGATTTCGTCTTAGCTGAAGTACAGCTTGAGGTTCATTATCTATATAAAATATGTTTCCCGCGCCTGGATTAGCAACTTTTACGTTTAGATAAGTTGTTATTTGTGCATTATAAATATCCGCGTAACTATGATCAGGAGGTCCGGGGACAATTACACCGAGGTCAGCTCCAACATCGACGATGCCAGAAGATACAACTAAAAAAGATTCATGATTAGGTCCGCTTTGAATCTGATGCAAACCCAAATCATATTTATAGTTCGTTAACGGAATGTATCCCACGAGGATATGGCATATAGCCTCATTCTAAGTTTTAACTAAATCAGATTTGACCTGAAGCCGTAACGATATTATTTAAAGTGCTCATGTCGGCACTGATATTAGCCATGTCGGCGTTGTACTGAGCTTTTAAAAGCTCCAGTTCCTGTTTCAGCTGTTCAACTTCCTGTGCAGAAGGAGTCGAAGACCGACGGCGACCAAGAGAATTAGGCATGAATTTATTTATTCTTAGATTCAGTATACTTCTTCGCTTTTTTCTTCGCCTTTACACGCTCGGGAAGATTGCCTTTAGTTTCTTTTTCATACTCTTCAACCTTGGCTTTAGAAATTTCTCCGCGCTCAGCCATCGCGTAAAATTTGCGTCTTTGAGCTTCCGATTGAAAAGGCATAAAAATCTCTGACTTGCTTAATTATAAAAAAATCCCCGAGATTTTACCCTCGGGGACTCCCACGGTTCTTCCGAAAAGATTCTATCAGGCTTGATCCAGGAAAAGAAGCTTGCTGCGGAAAGCTTCAGGACCCATTTGGCTTAGGTAGCGCCAAGCCTGTTCGGGATTCTGGTTCATTACTTGACCGAAGCCCTGCCATTGGATTTGGGGATCAGCGCTAGGAGCGCCAGCACCAGCCGAAGCCGGAACAGCAGGCAGCTGGTCGTAGCGGGGCTGGTAGTTTTCGGTAGGAGCTGTCTCATCCACAGGGTAAACCTCGGTAAAGAACCGATTGGTGTAATCGGCCAAATGATCCGGGTCAGTAAGGATGGTCTCCATAGCCAGACCGCGAGCTGCAACATTCTCCAGCACCGAGTGTTGCTGAATCAGTGCATCCTCAAGCACCGTGGAATACTGATTCAGAATTCCGGGAGCTTCAATGCCGAAGTGATTAACGACGGCGGTTGTTGCGGGACTTAACTGAACGCCCTGTTGCGCGTCCGTAGAAGTCGGAGAGGAAGTTTGGGTCGTATACCCGTTG